CTTTCTAGGATCACTTGCAGAACCAATAGCTACGAGATGTCTTTCATTGGTTACAAGAATAGCCTGATTGCCTACAGGTGCATTGGTAACAACTGTAGCTATCGTATCGGCTGTTCCGCTAGAGTTAGGTCGCCATTTATATATCTTGCCATCACCTGAAAAAGAAAAGACTAAATCTTCACCCCAGTTATCAAAAGCAAAATGACCTGTATCTAGGGGTAAACCTGATTGACTTCTAGCATCACCATAGTCTTCTTGACCGTATTGATAAGCACCATAACCCAAAGGATCGTTACTAGCATCGTTTACGAAACCAGATGGTGTGATGTCTGTCCAAACATTTTTATACAGTACATAAACTTTTTGCCTTGTACCCACAGCTAATATAGGCTGACCTATATTATCGGAATGTGCATACATCCCAATAGGTTCACCTGTTAAAGCTGTGTCTCTTAATTTAGACCAACCACCAATAGGTTTTAGGTAGCCATTTTCAAAACGTACTAAATTTCCATCTACCCAACGACCTTTGTTTCCATAATCAGTTCCGTTCTTAACAATTCCAGCTGGAGGAGTGATAGGAAGTAGTGGCATTAGTTACTACCCCTGTAATTCAGCCACATCTGCTTGCAACTGTTCAATCAATGCTTGTTGTTCAATGAGTGCTTTAGTAAGTAAAGGAACTAATTTAGATTGATCTATTCCTTGATATTTTGGTTGTCCAGCATTTTCATGGTCACTAGGATAAACTTCGTCTTTATCACCACCTACAGATTCTGGTACAACAGTTTGTGCTTCATGTGCAATAAATCCATCTAAAACAGTATTTGTTTCATCTTTAATCCAGTTAAATCTAACTGGTTTAAGTTCTTTCAATCTTGGAATAGCATCCCATTCATATTCAACATTTTCTTTAAGTCTATAGTCAGAAGATGTTTGATATTCAACACTGCTTGCAAGCACCCTAATTCTTCCAGAATCAGTTCCTTGTTGTCTAAAATCTATAGTGTAAGTAACATCACCCGAATTGGTGTTGTTAAAAATATGTGCTTCACCACCACTTGAAAAATTAAATACCTGGTTTCCTTGTCCTGTTGATAAAAGTGCTGTACCGACAGTTGCTGCGTCTGTAGCAGTTTTGCCAATCATTACATTTTCACTAGAATCAATAGTAATTGAAGTAGATGTGGCATTGTCATCAATACCAGTAGAAGTAAATCCTGTAATTTTGTCGCCTGATGTAATAACAATATCCGATCCGCTTGTGCTGTTACCAGCAGATAAAACTTGAGTTAATGTACTTGCACCACTTGTCTGTGAATCTACATAAGCCTTAACAGATTGTTGTGTAGGAACAAGGGTAGCAGAATTAGACGACATATTATCTTCATCTACCCAACCCGCAATATTAATAGTTCCATCATTAAGACTACCAAATGTTAAAGCTGTAATAGTAGTTGCAGCTATTGTTCCGCCTTCTACTTTATCACCGCTTATTTGATTGTCTGCAAGTGTTAGAGTTCCAGCAGAAACATCAAGTGTTTTACCAGAACCAACAGTAACATTAGAAGTTGCAATAGTAGATCCGTCTATTGTTCCACCATTAATATCTGTGGTTGTTAATACAGAACTTGCAAGTGTTACAACACCTGTAGAATCTGCTATAGAACCCGCAGCAGTACCATCTTTAGCTTTTAAATTTGTAACTTCTAAATTAGTAGAATCAACTGTAGTAGCATTTACATTAGTTATATTGCCAGTAGTTGAAGTTAATGTAGTAATAGTTGTAGCAGCAATAGTACCACCCTCAACCTTGTCACCAGATATTTGGTTGTCAGCTAATGTTAAAGTACCAGATGAAACATTTAATGTTTTTCCTGAACCAATATTAAGGCCAACGCTAGTTCCTGTACCGCCACTGGTAAAAATTGCATCTAAATTATCTAAATTTGTATTTAATTTTGTTCCCCAAGTATCTGTAGAAGCCCCCACTTCTGGCTTTGTTAGGTTTAAATTACTGGTAAATGTATCTGCCATAATGTTTTTCTATAAAATCTTAATAATAAATTGTATCAAGAATCTAAGTGTTTAGTAACTGAAGTAGGATTCTTTTGCTCTGCGATATTAGCATCCAATGAATCTTTAAGGTTTTGTACTGCTTCTTCACCCATAGCATTTTCAACCCAACCAGTAGCTATTGCATTGGTTACATCTTCAAATGGTATAAAATTGCTTAAATCTGAAGTGTCAATGCTTTGTGTGCCATAAACAGTTGCTTCATAAACATCTTCTTCTTCATCTGATTCAGTATCTTCTGCATTTAGTCTCCAATGTACCACATAAATAACATCTGTGTGGTCATCATCAGATGGGTAAACATCTACAGTGTTACAATCCCAAGTATAATTTATTGCCATTTTATTTTTTTATTTAATATATTTGTTGGTAATGCACAATTATGAATTTGCTTCTATATAATCCTTACCAGTTTCTATAGCATCATTATAAGATGATTTATCATCACTAGATCCCACAACGTCTGGAGTATCATTAGTTCCATCGTAAGCTAAGATAATTTCTAAGTGGTCTACGTTACGTTGTACCACTTTATTTACTTCATCTTGTGTTAAATTATTAATAATGTAAATAGAGTTTGCATTATTTACATTTACATCATTTATCAAACTAACACTATCTGTTGCTGTTGTTAAACATTCTTCTACTGTTTGAGCCATATTATTCTCCGTTTAATTTACTTTCTAATTCTTCGACTTTTGCCGAAAGTTCTTGTATTGCTTTAACCAATATCGGTACAAACTTTTCATATTGTAACTGATATTGTTTACCATCCCCTGTTTGATTAGAAACAAGGTTTGTTTTATTTGCTAAATTATGACCTATAGATTCTTCTAAAGCTATAACGTCTTGTGCTTTAAATCCAATGTCCATCCAGTCCTCTTTATGAGTTCCATCATGTTCTATTGTATTTAAATCTGTATCTGGGTTTGCATCCCAATCAACGTATTTAGCACGTTTATCCCAGTAATAAGTGTATGGCGTTAATTCATTTACAAAATTTAATCCAGCAGATAGAGGTTGGAAGTCTGTTTTATCTCTTTCGTCAGATGCTACTGTTAAAGAAACTTGTACGTTAATTTTAGAATGACTACCATTACCAATTACACCTTCGTTATTACCAGTGGTAATCGTACCGCCTGGGCTTCCTCCTGGTGCAGTAGCAGTACCCGCTCCTTTCCCAATAAAGAAATTGTTACTACCTGTTGTTACATCACCCCCAGCATCAAATCCTAAAGCTACGTTCTCTGTACCTGTAGTGTTATTTAACAAGGCATCTCTACCAAGCGCAGCATTGCCTGAACCAGTAGTATTTACTTCTAAAGCATAGTAACCAGCGGCTGTATTGTTGTTTGCAGTTGTATTATTAGCTAAAGAGCTTCTACCTAACGCAGAGTTAAAAGAACCTGAAGTGTTATCATCTAAAGCATTAAGGCCAAACGCTGTGTTATTAGAACCTGTAGTGTTAGTGTCTAGAGCATTTTGTCCTACTGCTGTGTTTCTCGCACCTGTTGTATTTAGTTGTAAACAACCAGAACCAATAGCTACGTTGTATGAACCTGTAGTGTTATCATTTAAAACATTGTGACCAAGAGCTGTATTAGATTCTCCTGTGGTGTTATTTGCCATAGCATCTCTACCAACGGCTGTGTTATAAGAAGCTGTAGTATTATCTTGTAAAGCACCTTGACCAACTGCTACGTTATCAGCCCCTGTAGTGTTTGCTATAAGAGTAGAAGCACCTATTGATGTATTGTTGTTTCCTGTAGTATTAGCCCCTAAAGCTACATAACCTATAGCTGTATTATAACCACCATTTGTATTGGCATCTAAAGAATCAGCTCCTACTGCTGTGTTTGCAATGCCAGTTGTGTTTGCTGATAAGGCATTGCTACCAATCCCTGTATTTACTCCTCCCGTAGTATTAGATCCTAGAGCATAATCACCGAAAGCTGCGTTATAGTTAGCAGTTGTATTGGCATCTAAGGCAAAAGCACCAAAAGCAGTATTACTACCTCCTGTAGTATTTAAATTAAGAGCTAAAGTACCTACAGCAGTATTATTACTTGCTGTAGTATTTTGTGCTAAAGCAGCTTTACCAACTGAAACATTGAACTGTCCAGTTGTATTGTTTTCAAGTGCAGTTCTTCCTACAGCAGTATTATCGTTTCCTGTAGTGTTTGCTGCTAAAGCGTTATATCCAACCGCTGTATTAGCATCTGCTGTGGTATTAGAATCTAGTGCGTTAGCTCCTACAGCTGTGTTTTGTGTTCCTGTCGTGTTTAATTCTAATGCAGCAATTCCAACAGCAGTATTGCGTTCTGCTGTAGTATTAGAACTTAATGCTGCTCTACCAACAGCAACATTAAAAGCTCCTGTCGTATTAGCATCAAGCGCATACGCACCAACCGCTGTGTTTTGTGCGCCTGTGTTATTAGATGACATAGCATCATAACCCAAGGCAGTATTATCGTTTGCTGTTGTGTTGGCGTCTAATGAACCCGCACCAACCGCTACGTTTCTTGTTCCTGTAGTATTTACCCCTAAAGAATAATTACCAACAGCAGTATTACCAGACGCTGTAGTATTAGCACTTAATGATGCTCTACCTAGTGCTACGTTGTAGCTACCTGTAGTGTGACTTTGTAAAGCACCTTCACCTACCGCAACATTTTGTGTTCCTGTGGTGTTTGCCTTTAAAGCACTAAATCCAACTGCTACGTTCTCTGCACCAGTAGTGTTAAAATGTAAAGAATCTCTACCGACTCCAACATTCTCTGCACCAGTTGAAGTGTAAAACAAACTTGCTTGTCCGATTGCAGTATTACTTGAAGCAGTCGTGTTTGTTCGTAAAGCATTGTTGCCTAAAGCAACATTATAGTTTCCTGTACTATTAGAAAGTAAACTATAAGAACCCAAAGCAGTATTAGCTTCACCTGTAGTGTTTGTTGTAAGTGAGGCATAGCCAATTGCTACGTTGCTACTGGCAGTTGTATTAGCGTCTAAAGCACCACCACCAATAGCTGTGTTGTAATTTCCAGTAGTGTTGGCATACAAAGCCCCAGAACCCATAGCATTATTTTGAGTACCTGTAGTATTAGAATATAAAGCAGTTTTACCAAATGCTTCGTTATTACCTGCTGTGGTATTAGAATATAGAGCATCTTTACCGACTGCTGTATTGTCACTGGCTGTGGTGTTAGAAAATAAAGCGTGTCTACCTACAGAAGTATTATTATTCCCTGTAGTATTTGCTCCTAAAGAAGATTTACCTATTGCTGTATTTTCACTACCTGTAGTATTTGCATCTAATGAATAAGTACCAAAAGAAGAATTAGCACCACCTGTGGTATTGGATGCTAAAGAATTAAAACCTACAGCAGTATTATTATCACCAGTCGTTAAAGCTGCAAAAACATCTACACCTACTCCAGTATTTTGATCTGCTGCATCAATAGTTCCTGTAGCATTATCACCAAACATTATGGAGTTAGATCCAAATGCTTTGTATTTTAGTGCCGAACCATTAATAGTAAGTGCGTTTGTTTCTGTAGTTCCGTTTACGTCTAAAGTTGCTGATGGCGAATCAGTTCCGATACCAACTTTTCCATCACTGGTAATTCTCATTTTCTCAGTAAATGTAGTACCAAAAGTATTACCACTAGCGTCTGTATGAGTATAAAATGTAAGTGCTCCTCTCCAACTACTTGTTTCTCTAATGCCATACATACCTGCGACATTAACATCAACATTTTGCATGGTCATACCAGCACCTCTGCCAGCGGTATAATCGCTTACATTCGCAGATGAAAGAATTCCTGATGTAAATCCAAGGGCTTGATTACCATGATATACCTCTAAAAGTGATGAAGGTGTAGTCGTTCCTATGCCAACCCGCCCATTGCTATTGATTCTGGCTGCTTCCCCAGCATCGTTATACCATTGATGTGTTAGATTAGTTCCATCACTATTGACAGTGTAGCCGTTTGAAATGCCACTTTGTCCTGCTTGAAATATAGTTTGAGCCCCTGCCCCTGCTATAACATTTAACAAATAGGTTGGCGTAGTAGTTCCGATACCAACTCTTGAAGTACTCATGTCTACATAGAGATCATCGTTTCCTATGGCTACATCTACACCATTGCTTTTATTTATGTGGAATGTAGCTCCTGCATGGTTTAGTTCTCCTGCCGAGACATCATACGTTAGTGATCTAGCTCCATCATCAACAACTAAATCACCACTAGAAGTCAAACCATCTACTGTAGCTGTACCTGTAACATCTATGCCACCAGTTTCAACTGTAAGAAGATTAGCTGTTGTAGCGTTACCAAAGATTAATGCTCCTACTCCTGAAGCAACTACAAAATTATGACCTGCATTTGCGTAACCGCTATGCGTAGAAGTAGAAATATGTAGTAATCTCGAATTGGCTGTACCACCTGTAAAATAGGTATCACCATTAGATGCACTTTGAACTGTTAGTTTGCCGTATGGCGAAGTCGTTCCTATGCCAACCAAACCTGCATTATCTATTCTGAGCCTTTCTGCTACAGTTCCATTATTATTTGTATGAAAAGCAAGGCCGCCAAAATTATTGCCAATATTAATTCCATACATAGCACCGTGGACTTCTTCAGCTTGTAGTTTTACACCTGCAACAGAGCTAGTATTACCTATCAATGTTAGTGTATCTATAGAAGAAGTATTGGTTAATTGTGATGTGCCAGCTACTGTAAGACCATCTGTTACTGCTGTACCTGTAACGTCTATACCTGATGCGGTTGTTTCTAGCTTTGTTGAACCTGCATGAAATAATCTTACAAAACCTCCATCAACACCTGTAATCATATTCTGAGTGTCACCTGAATTATTTAGAACAAAATTACTTGCATTAAGTTGTAGATTACCTGCGCCTGCATCCTTAATAATGCTAGCAGTACCATCATGGTAAATCTGTAAGTCAGAACCTGCTCCAAAGATGGCCTTCTTATTATCTGCAAAGTTTATTTGATTAGGATTAAGATTAACCTGTGTACCAGAACTACTAAAAATAGCATCAATACTGTCTAAATCAGTATTAAGTTTTGTACCCCAATCTAAAGATACATCAGGTTCTGGTTTAATTAAACTCAGATTAGTTGTTGTAGTGTCTGCCATTTATGCTGCCTCTTGTTCGTCCAATTTGTTCCATGTTGTACTTGGATTACTTACATCAGTCCAAGATGATGATGCTACCGTTTGGTTTGTCCAAGCAGTGCTTGGATCGCTTGCATCAGTCCAATTTGTTGTTACATCTTGATCCGTCCAATTTTCGTCTGGAACTACAATGTCTTCCCATTTTAAACCACCAATAGCATTGAAACCACTTGTTTGTGATATCAGAGAAGATTCGCTATGTGTAATTCCACCTAACGCATTTACACTAGAAACTGCCGCTATAGTTACATTGGTAGATAAAATAACAAGACCACTTGCAGTAACATTAGATGTTGCACTTATGGTTACAGATCCTCTATCTATTTGTGTTCCAACAGCAGACGCTCCAGATGTTGAAGCAATAGTGGCTACACCATCTAAAACAATACTGCTATCTGCACTAAATCCTGATACACCACTTATGGTTGCTGCGCCACGATCTATCTGTGTTCCTATTGCAGATACACTAGAGGTTTCAGATATGGTGGCAGATCCACGATCTATTTGCCTTCCTATTGCTGAAACATCAGATATTGCGCTTATCGTTGCAGTAGATACATCTACTTGTATTCCGATAGCGGTAAAGCCTGAAGATGCAGATATAGTTGCACTAAAGAATTTAACAACTTCACCAGTAAACGATGCACCTGAATTGGCTTGTATATTTGCAATAGAGGTAGTAACAAATCTACCTTGTGCAGAGAACCCAGATGTTTGAGCTGCTGTAGCTGTGCTGCTAAGTGTTAGACGTGGGGTTGCAGATGCAGATGAAGTTTGTGCTGAAGTTGCAACAGCTTCATCATACTGTAAATTATCATAGAGAGACTTATTATATCTCCCATAATTATAGGCTTTTTCAGCCATAATATTACGCTAAAGTAATATCTAAATCGCCAGCATCAAATCTAAAAACGTCACCTGTAGTTACACTTTTTGAGGTATCTAAATTTGCATAAGCAAGCAAATTACCAGAACTTAAAGCATCTAAAATACCAACCGCAACTACAGTTCCATAGTTAGCTGTAGCTGTAGGATATTCAACAGCAGCAGCGTTTGTTGCAGTTGTTGGGTTAGTACCAGATACGTTAAAAGTAGCAGTTTGTCTTGCATACGCACCGCCAGTTACTTCAGTACCACCACCAGTATCGGTAGGTGCTACTGTATACAAAGCAACATATAATGTTCCTGGTGCTGTATAAGAATTGCCACCAAATACATGATCTAATACTTTGTCTTCTAAATAATCACTAAATCCAGCCATAATAACTCCTAATTATTATTCCAATAATAAATGTTTTTCTTAGCTTTGCCATAAGTTCTTCTTCTTTGTAACAAAGAACCTTTACCAAACTCAGCTCTTTCTTGTTCAAGTCGCATTTCTTCTAATGCTTTTTCAAACTGAGCAGTAAATAATGGCACTCGCTCATCTTCCATTAAAAAGATTGATGCGTGTTTTAAAGCTCCATATAAATAAACGTCTGGATGTCCTGTAGACACAAAGTTCGTTGTATTGGAATCGCTGAGTGCATCAATCGATCCATAGTATGTTAATTGTAATGTATAACTTGTGTCTGGAGTAGGGGCAAGTTCAATAGAATCATCAACTATTGCAAAATAAACTGGTTCTCCCGCTACATTGTTGTTTGCTTGTCTGTAAACATCTAGTGATTCAATAGATTGTTGAAACAAAGGTCTGAAGTTATTAGATGTTATTTCTATGTTTATAGCTTCCATCCAATCAGACGGTACAGCTAAATATTGTGAGTCAGCAGTAGCAGTTGCTCTTTTAATCATTTCTTTAGTTCTTAACCTACGATTAAGCTCTGCTTCTGTGTTATCTATAAACATATCTATATCAGATGTTAAATCTGATCTGTTTAGATAACTTGCTATGTTTGTTTTTAACTGGTCATACGTCATACCTTACCGCCCCATGTTCTAAATAATTTGTTGTCTGGATCGTTGAGCCATTGTTTCCATTTCTTGTTGTCTTGTGCCCAACCTTCTCGTAAAGCCTTTTGGTATATTACCATAGGCACTTCTGCGACATGACGAAAATCTTTACCTGGTCTGTGCTCTGCTAATGCTTTGCAATGTTCTATTACAGGTGCGACATTTTGTTTGGTGTGATAAACAACCTTTTCATCTTCGGTTGCAAATTCGTGTGAATAGTTAATCTTACTGTCTATTAAAGTTCTTTTAGCCATAGCCCTTGAATTTTAACACTATTCACAAAAAAAAGGAGGGGCTAAAACCAAAGTCCTAGCCCCTTCCATTTAAGCTATTAAGATGTGCTTAAGTCGGCAACTATACCGTGAGCAGCTTCATTGCTCACTTCTAGTCCGTACTCAACTACGATCATCTTAGTATCAGCATCACCGATAGTTGCTATATCAACTGTCTCAAAGTTTCTTAAGTAAGAAACTTTAGCAAACTCAGGATCAACTAATAGAAGAGATCTATCTCTTGATCTGTTTGATGGAACGATTTTCAGTTCACCAAAGTCAGATGAGTAGATAGATACAGATGCTTCTACAGTGTTAGCATCGATCATTTGCCTAGCTTGTGATCTTCCAGTAAAACCAGAAATCACTTGCTTGTTGTGAGGGCCAGCTATAGCTAGATTTGGTTCAGCACCACTAGCAAACATAAGCTCAAGAACGTCTTTCAGAAGTGTTTCTGTAAGTGCTCTTTGAGTTCCGTCTGTTGGAGCAGCTCCGCCACCAGTTGAAGCACCGTTAGTTCCTCTTGAATCGTTAGTTGTGATCCAAGATTCGAAACCACCAGTTACCCTAGCTGTTGAAGCGTTACCAGTTGTTTTAGCACCTTTTTTACATAGAGCTTCTTCCATGTCTCTTTTTAGTGCTTTAGCCATAATAGCTAACTGGTGTGCCATTTCTGATCTCTTACCAGCTGCATCTGAAGCCTCTTGCGAGCCTGTGACAGTTGCATCTCTTTTTGAGATCATACATACATTGCTTGCCCTTGTAGTAGCAGTTGATGCTGCTCTAGAAAGTTCAAACCCTTCTAATTCTCCAGTAGCACTAGGTGTTGGTAGAGATTCAGTTTGCCAATCAAAAACTACGTTTTTTACGTTTCTTGTTCCGATTGAGGACATAAACGGAGTTTGCATTGGAGAGATGTTGTAAATGATATTACTTAAATCTTCTCTATCAGCAGTGGCCGTATATGTGTCGAAAGCATTAGTTACTTTAGCCATAATATATTCCTTTAAATTACTTTAACATTTGTTCAAAAACCTTGGCTGCATCTGTTGTTTTTCCAGTTTTAGCCAAGCGTTGTTTTGCTTTTTTGACAGGGGCTACTGATTTTGGTCGGTTCGTTGTACCAGGTCTTGCAACCCGAGCTTTCGCTTTTTGCGTTGGTTTTTTCTTTACAGCCTCAACAGTTTTACTGTTAAGCCACGCATTTCTTAAACCAAGTAATGCTCGGTAGTCGTATACAGAATCCATCTCTTGAGGTGAATACCCCAAGACGTTAATG